AGTTCACTTAAAACGGATGGCTGGTGTAATTGGCAGCATACGCAGATATGCGTGATGTGGGTTCGATCCCCACGCCATTCACCCTTCTGATCCTAATTAAATTATAGTAGTTCATGAGTTTTGTTTTGTGTTTGTGATTGGGGTGTATGGTCTGTGAAGATAGTGCACCTTTTTAATTAATCGGGCGGATATGTATATCGTTGGTTGAAACTGCGGTGAGGTGCACCAATATTCCGTGAGACCGGTTCGACTCCGGTTCCGTCCACTAGCATTTACATTATGTATAAATCAGGGAGCCGTACACCCTTCAAAGCGTAGCCGTTCCATAAGGTACATTGGATTATTCATTTTCTTATTTTTCTGCCTGTACAATATCGTACAGGCAGTTTTTACTACCTGAAAATGGCGTTAAAATGGCGAAGTTTCTGTTTGCTAAACTTGTCAATAACGATTACCTTTACTGATGTAATGAGCTAAAAGTCAAACCATTAAATTAGAATTATGACAGCGAGAAAAAACACTGTATCAACGGTTCAGAATGAAGAGAAGAAGAAAAATTCTATCAGACCGCTTCTAGCTTCTGAAATTGAATGTAGGGTTGGTACTATGAAACCGGACGGTTCGGGCTGCTCCTTGCTATTATACAAGGATGCTCGAGTAGACATGAGAATACTTGATGAAGTGTTCGGAGAAATGAACTGGAAACGGCACCATGATGTCGTTAATGGGAATCTATTCTGTACGTTGTCCATTTGGGATAATGAAAAGAAGGAATGGGTGAGTAAACAGGATGTTGGGACAGAATCTAGCACAGAAAAAGAGAAAGGGCAGGCTTCGGACGCCTTTAAACGTGCAGGATTTAACTGGGGAATTGGGCGTGAACTTTATACGGGTCCTTTCATTTGGATTCCACTTGAGAAAAATGAAATATATCAGAGCAAAACAGGTTCTCCTGCTCTATACACCAAATTCAGTGTAAAAGAGATTGGTTATAACGAGCAAAAGGAGATTATTTTACTTGTTATTGTGGACAATAAAAACCGCGTTCGTTTTGCTTATGGTAATACAAAGGAAAAAGTATATGCTCCCAATGTTTCTGCTTCAAACGCTTCGGGCAAAGTATATACTGGTGTAGACCTGGATCGTGCAATTAAACAAATGACTGGTGTTAAAAGCCGCGAAGAGCTTGAGAGAGTTTGGACTGAACATCCCGAACTTCACAATAATAAGGAGTTCAGAAACATAACTATTGACATGCAGAAAACGTATCCTCCTAGAAATTGATAATAATGATAGAATTAGTGAAATCCAGTGTGGTTTTCAATGAGGAAAACCACACTTATATGCTCGGTGAAAAACAGTTGCAAGGTATAACCGGTATGATTAGCCGGCAGTTGTTCCCTGACAAATATAAAGATGTCCCCGATTTTGTATTGAAGAGAGCTGCAGAGAAGGGTAGCCTTATTCATGCTCAATGCCAGTTTGCTGATGTAACAGGCTTACCTCCTGAAAGTATTGAAGCAGAGAATTATATCAGAATGAGGGTAAATGCCGGATATAAGGCGCTTGCCAATGAATATACCGTTTCTGATAACGAATACTTTGCATCGAATATAGATTGTGTTTGGGAGAAAGCCGGTAGAATTAGTCTTGTTGACATCAAAACTACCCTTCATCTTGATAAGGAGTATTTAAGTTGGCAGTTGTCAATCTATGCTTATTTCTTTGAACTTCAAAATCCATTACTCAAAGTTGATAAATTGTTCGGCATTTGGGTACGTGGTGATAAACATGAATTGGTTGAAATTCCTCGTAAGCCTGATAAAGAAGTCAAGAAGTTAATGGAATGCGAGAAGAAGGGTGAGCAATATCTATCCAATCTTCCCGTTCCTACCCCTGATGATGACAAGTTACTTATTCCAGTGCAGCTTGTAAATACTATAATCGGGATTGAGGAAGAACTTGCAGGTCTAACCAAGATTCAGAAAGATTATAAGGCAAAATTGAAAACTGCTATGCGTGAGAATGGTGTCAAGTCATGGGATGCCGGAAGATTGCGAGTTAGTTATACACCCGCTTCTACGAGTGACAATTTTGATACTAAAAAGTTTCAGGCTGACTATCCGGAATTATATTCTAAGTATATCAAAACAGTTCCTAAAGCTGATAGTATCCGTGTAACAATAAGGGAGGATAAATCATGAGTTTAAATAAATTGATGCTTATCGGGCATGTTGGCAAAGACCCCGATATTAGAATTTTGGAAGCTGGTTCTAAAGTGGCCACTTTCTCCTTTGCCACCACTGAAAAAGGTTATACCCTTGCCAATGGAACACAGGTTCCTGAAAGAACTGAATGGCATAATATTGTTGTTTGGCGTGGTCTTGCCGATGTTGTTGAGAAGTATGTCCATAAGGGAGACAAGTTGTATCTGGAAGGAAAGATAAGAACTCGGAGTTATGATGATAGCAGAGGAATTAAACGGTATATTACAGAACTTTTTGTTGATAATATGGAGATGCTTTCTGTTAAGCCTCAACAAGCGCCACCACCGCCACCTCTTCCGGAACACACCAATAATCAGACTCGAAGTGCGGTGAATGAGTGCCCGCCACCGCCACCACCGACCAAGGACGATTTGCCATTCTGATAGGTTATGGAAGCAACATTGACGAAGAAAGATGGCAAAATCCAAATGGATAAGTCTTTCGAGTTCATGTGCAGCACACTTCGTAATGGAGAATACACTGTAACCATTAAGAAAAAAACACAGCCGAGAACATTAAATCAAAATGCTCTCATGTGGAAATGGTTTCAGTGTATTGGTGCCTGTTTGCGTGAATACACAGGTGAAGAGTATTGGAGCACTGCTGCTGGAGTTCAGGATATACATGACTTGTATTGTAAGAAGTTTCTTGTGAAACAGGTTCATGTGAATGGTAAGGTGGAAACTATTGTGCGAGGAACAAGTAAACTTAATACTTTAGAGATGCATAATTTCATGGAAAGCGTGAAAATAGATGCGGCCACCGAGTTTGGTATTACACTTCCATTGCCTGAAGACCAGCATTACTTAGATTTTATTCATGAGTACCAAAACCGGTACTAATTAATCCTTTTATAATTTATGATTGCAAATTTGAGAAACTACGAACCCGAGACAATCGAGTTTGTAGTTCCCGATTCTATTCGGGAAAAATTTCCCCCTGTTTTATTTCAGGGTTCTACGAATGTAGATGAATTGATAAAGTTGGTGAATGAGCATTTCAATGCTACATTCCCTGAAAGTGAGGTGACACAACGTTTACTGGATGAATTTGAGATTTCCGAAATTCGTGAAGAGTATTGCATCAAGCAAGAGAATGAGGTCCCCAAACGCGAACGTGAACTGTTGGAAGCCATTGAACGTGCAAAGAAAATTAAGAGTGATGCACAAGACAGGTTAGCTTCTATTAAGACTGAAATTAAAGACCTGGCTGCCGAGGTCAAAAAGGGGACGAGGGAGTATCATCTTTCAAGTAAGAATACGATCCGGTTTGCTCTTGATGGATATTTCCTGTATTATTCATGGGTGAACGGTGAGTTTAAGCTTGTGAAAGCTGAAAAAATTCCTGATTGGGACAAACGTTCTCTTTGGGCACAGGAAGATCGAAACAGAAAAGCGATGCTTGATTTGTTTGGTATTGAATATCCTGAAGTAGAACGTCCTATTGATGATACAGAAGATTATGGGGACAAGTTCGAAGAAGACCTGTCTGATAAACTTCCTGAAGAAGAACCGGAAGACGATGAGTAGATTGCAGCACAAAAAAGGCAGGAAGTCCAACTATGTGAAGCGGCTTGTGAATAATCCAGATTGGGAAGAAGCCAAGCGTAAAGTTCGTATTAGGGACGGACATAAATGCCAGATGTGCGGTAAAGACTTTAATTTAGAGATTCACCACAAAACATACAGGGTTAACGGAAAATCAATCGTTGGTCATGAGCTTGAACATCTTGATTGTCTCGTTACCCTTTGTGGTGACTGTCATTCGAAAGTTCATAAATATCACATCAAATTATGACATACCAGTTAAGAGACTACCAAAAAAGTGCTAGTGATGCAGCGGTCAGCGTTTTTAAATCCAAGGAAAAGAAAAACTACGTGATAGTTCTTCCCACTGGTGCCGGGAAGTCCCTTGTCATTGCCAATATAGCTGCACGGATAGACGGGCCGCTGATAGTGTTCCAGCCTAGCAAGGAAATACTCGAACAAAATTTTGCGAAACTTCAATCATACGGCATATTCGATTGTGGAGTTTATTCAGCTTCTGCCGGAAGAAAGGATATCAATCGTATTACGTTTGCTATGATTGGTAGTGTGATGAAACACATGAGTTTCTTCAAACATTTCAAGCACGTTCTGATTGATGAATGTCATTTAGTGAATCCGGAGAAAGGAATGTATAAGGAATTCTTTGAAGATGAGCAAAGGAAAGTTATTGGGCTGACAGCGACTCCTTACAGATTATGTTCAGGAAGAGGTGGTGCTATGCTTAAATTTATAACTCGTACCCGGCCAAAGGTTTTCACTGATGTTATTTATCACTGTCAGGTGAGTGAACTGCTTGCTAAAGGATTTCTCGCAAGTTTGAAATACTATGATATTACAAAGTTGGATTTAAGTAGAGTCAGGACTAATTCTACTGGTGCAGATTACGATGAAAAAAGTCTTCTGCAAGAGTTTGAACGTGTGGACATATACAAAGATATAGTTGGATGGACAAAACGTCTGTTGAACCCCAAATCGGGCATACCACGCAAAGGTATTTTAATATTCACGAGGTTTATTCGTGAAGCTGAAAAACTGGCTTCCGAAATTCCTAATTGTGCGATCGTTAGCGGTTCTACTCCAAAGGAGGAAAGGGCACGAATTCTGAAAGGTTTTAAAGATGGAAGAATAAAAGTTGTTGCTAATGTCGGAGTACTTACAACCGGATTCGATTACCCGGAGCTTGATACGATTGTTCTTGCACGTCCAACCAAATCCCTTTCCCTCTATTATCAAATGGTCGGTCGTGTTATTCGTCCCTGCCAAGGTAAAGAGGGTTGGGTTGTTGATTTGAGTGGGAATTTCCGGCGTTTTGGGCGTGTTGAAGAGTTACGCATAGAACAGCCTGAAAAGGGAAAATGGTGTATAATGAGTCGTGGCCGTCAATTAACCAATGTAGTATTTTAATTATCATGTGGAGAAATTACAAGAAGAAAGAAAAGAAAAAGCCTCTTTTCGAGGTAGAAGGTGTTAAGGTCAAGAAGAAACCTGATCTTGTCGATAAACTAGACAGAATATTTAGTTTATTCATCCGTTATCGTGATACGATGCCTAATGGATATTTTCAGTGTATTTCATGTGGTAAAATAAAGCCTTTCAATAAAGCAGATTGCGGTCATTACATCAACCGCCAACACATGAGTACTCGCTTTGATGAAATGAACTGCAATGCTCAATGTTCACATTGTAACCGCTTCATGGAAGGAAATATTCAGGATTATCGCAGACGTCTAGTTGCCAAGTATGGTGAACGAAATGTGCTGATCCTGGAAGCCAAGAAAAATGTTACTAAGCAATTTAGTGACTTTCAATTAGAAAAGCTGATTACTCATTACAAGGAAGAAGCGAAAAAACTGAAGGAAGCAAAAGGTCTGTGAGTTTTATTACTAATCGGAGTATAATCCCTTAAAATATGGAAAGAAATTCATTCATCTTTTATAAAGGGTGGAGAGAAGCAATCAAGGATTTGCCGGATGATGTCAGGCTGGAGATTTACGAAAGCATAATTGAGTATGCGACAACGGGAAATCTTCGGGGGTTGAAACCTATGGCAAATATTGCTTTCAACTTTATAAAGATAGATATAGACAGGGATACTGAAAAGTATATGTCTATTGTGGAAAGGAATAAGAGCAATGGTTCTAAGGGGGGACGTCCGAAAAGTGAAAACCCAAAAGAACCCAAAGAACCCACAAAACCCACTGGGTTATTTGGAAACCCAAAAGAACCCACAAAACCCGATAATGATAATGAATATGATAATGATTATGTAGATGATAATGATTCTCATTTAAAAAAGAAAGAAACTTCTCCTAAAGGAGAATCAAAGAAAGACGAGCTTTCTTTGTTCCCCGAGGAAAAGATTGATTGGGGTGGGCTAATGGATTATTTTAATTCCACGTTTAAAGGTAAACTTCCTGCTATAAAGTCCATAGATGCAAAACGAAAGAAAGCTATTAAAGCACGTGTCGCACAATACGGGAAGCAAGCTATATTCGATGTGTTCCAATTGGTTTTAGACAGTCCTTTCTTGCTTGGACAAAACGATAAAAATTGGAGGTGCACTTTTGACTGGATATTCTTGCCTACAAAATTTACAAATATTTTAGAAGGTAACTATAATGGAAAACGAACTGATACTGCGGCCACAAGAAGAGAATCGGTTAGCAGTCTTACGGACCTCGCCGAAGAACTACTGCAAAGCTCTATGCCCAAAGAAGGTTGAAGATGTATTTCAAAGTGATGAACCTTCTATTGGCACTATCATAAGAAAGTTTGGTGAACCACAGGCTAGAGCAGTGCTGGTCATATTGATAGCTGATGCCTTGGAGTTTTTCAATGTCAGTAATACAATGTCTGCTACCCAAGTTGCTACTACAGTAGATTTAATCATTGAAGAATATCCCTATATGAAAACTGATGATTTTAAACTGTGTTTCAAGAATGCAATGAAAATGAAATATGGTGAAAATTACAATCGTATTGATGGTTCTATCATTATGGGATGGCTTCGTGAATACAACAAAGAACGTTGTGCTGTTGCTGATAATCAGTCATGGAATACTCATAAGGCTAAATTGTCAGGGGAAACGAGTTTTACAAGTGGCTTGTCGTATGAAGAATACCGGAACGAACTCAAACTTAGAGTTGGGCAAGGAGATGAAGAAGCTGCTAAAGCGTTAAGTCTCTCAAATGAAATAATCTCTTATCTAAACAAAAGAGAAAATGGCAAACAAGAAGCAGAAGGTGACAATTTACTGGAACACTAGGTATATCAAACTTGAAGATATTCCTGAAGTGAAAAGAAGAATACGGGAGCGTTTTGGTATTCCTAATCACACAACTGTTAATGGTGAAACGGATTGTTATATCCGTGAGGAAGATATGGAATTGCTTCGGGAAACGGAAAAACGTGGCTTCATTCAAATACGTAATAAGCCCGCATGAAAATGGCGTTAAAATGGCGAAGTTTCTGTTTGCATAACTTGTCATTTTACGATAAATTTACTGATGTAATGAATTAGAAGTCAAACCAATATAATTAAATTATGGAAGTACAAAACATTAGAATTGACCTTATCAGTCCTTCTCCTTTGAATCCGAGAAAGACTTTTGATGAAGCAGCTCTTGAAGAGCTTGCAAGCAACATTGAAAAGCAAGGTTTATTGCAACCTATCACTGTCAGAGTTGCTAAATCCGAGGAGATGACTAACCTAGAAACCGGAGATGTTACCCCACTACCTTACACATACGAAATTGTTTGCGGTGAGCGTCGTTTCCGGGCTGTGTCACTTTTGAAAGCAAAGGAAGATGAAGCGAATGTTGCAAAAATCAAAGCCCATCGAAAAAAGTCGGAAAAATTTCAGACAATATCCTGCATTGTCAGAGAAATGACAGATGATGAGGCTTTTGAAGCGATGATTACCGAGAATCTTCAAAGAAAAGATGTTGATCCCATCGAAGAAGCTTTTGCCTTTGCGCAGTTGGCTGAAAAAGGACGAACTTTGGAAGATATTGCTCTTAAAATAGGAAAGTCTACCCGGTTTGTTTTTGACCGTATTAAATTGAATTCTCTTATTCCTGAACTAAAAGAGCGGGTAAGAAATGGAGATATACCATTGTCCGGTGCTATGATTCTTTCTAAATTGGATGAAGATACTCAAAAAGAGTTTCATGAGGAGGAGGAAGAACAATGTACTACTGCTATGATTCGAGAATTTGTGAGTAATTCTTTCATGGAGCTTGGTAACGCACCTTGGATTAAAGATGATTCCGATAATTGGGAAAATACTGATATTAAATCATGTTCTCAATGTGAGAATAATACGTGTAATCATGGTTGTTTGTTCTATGAAATGAATAGTAAGGATGCTAGATGTATCAATGCTGCTTGCTATGAGAAAAAACAGATTGCTTATGTGACGCGGAAAATTCAACTAGAATATGAACATCTTGTTAAAGTTGGCGAACCTCTTTCATTTGGAAAAACAGTAATTATCGCTAGACGTCCCGATACATATTGGGGAGAAGATAGAAAGGTTTTCTATGAAAAAACTTTGGAAGCTGTTAAACAACTTGGATTTGAAATAGTTGATCCTGATGAAATCTTTAGATGTAAGTGCTGGTATTCAGAAGATGATGAACGCACTTTGAAAATGCTTGAAGATGGAGAAGTTTATCGTTGTCTTTCATTTTTTGGACATTATTCTCCCGAATTTAACGTTAGTTTCTATTATGTTAGAAAAGAAACGGCTCCCTCTACTTCCGCCGTTGCCGATCTAAAAGAGATAGAAAGGGAAAAAATAAACGCCCAATTAAAAAGAGCGAAGGATATAGTCAAGGAGAAGTCTGCTGAAGAAATGCGTAAGTGGGCGCAAGAGAAAACATATTATCAGAGAACAAAAGAATTCTCTGAAAATGAACAACTTGTTTTTGATGTGCTGGTTCTTAGCGGTTGTAGCAGTACTTATCTTGAAAAACTGAATTTGAAAAAATGGAATGGTGAGAGTGATTTTGTAAATTATGTCAAGAACAACCAAGCTGACCGACACCAATGGTATAGAGCCTTTATTGCTGAATGCTTATCATCGAATAATGTGAATTTCTACTCCTATTTGCAAAAGTGTCAGAAAATCCTTTTTGCAGAACAATATCCGGATGATTTCAAAGCGCTCTCTAAGAAACTTGCGGATTCATATGATAAGAAAGAAAAGAAGCTCAAAGAAAGACTGAAAGAGCTAAATAACGATAACACAGAGGAAGCCTAGTGGTTTCCTCTCTTTATTGACGCACTTATGAAAACGTGGACTGGCGAACAACTTGCTATACTTGACAGTGAGTACCCGACTGCTGATTTAAAAGAACTTGCTAGACGTCTTGATAAAACACTTAGTGCTGTTAAAACAAAGGCCTTGATTCGAAAACTTAGGCGCTCTCCGAGAATCTCGTTTTGGAATAGTGAGAGACTTGATAAATTGAAAAAGTTGTATCCCAATCATACTAATGAGGAAATAGCACAGATATTAGGTACCACTTATTCTGCTGTAAATGGAATTGCATTTAAATTACGGCTCTTTAAATCTAAAGAATTTAAATTTCAATGCGCTTCTAAAAGCTTCTTTCCCAAAGGCCACCAACCGATGAACAAGGGACGTAAGCAAACGGAATATATGTCAGAGGAACAATTGGCAAAAACGAAAGCTACTCGATTTAAGAAAGGACATATCCCCAAAAATCATAAACCAGTCGGTTATGAACGCATAACTCGTGACGGTTACATTGAAGTGAAAACTGCCGAACCGAATGTCTTTGAACTTAAACATCGGCTTGTATGGATTGAGCATAATGGAGAAATCCCCCCTGGTTATAATATTCAGTTTAAGGATGGCAACAGGCAAAACGTTTCCATTGAGAACCTTTACATGATTAGTCGTTCTGAACAATTAAAAAAAGAGAATTCTTTGTATGCCCGATATCCGGAAGATGTTCAGTACCTAATCAAGCTAAAAGGAGCTTTGAATAGGCAAATTAATAAAGCAACAAAAAAGAATGAATCATGACTGATGGAGCAATAGATAGATTGAAAGAAATGGTTAATAAACCATTCCTTTATCAGAATGAAGAAGTTGTAATTCTCAATTACTGTGACGGTACCGGTGATGATGGTACCGAAGTTGAGATATACTTGAATAATGGCAAAGTATTGGTATTTAGTATGTTTGATTTGGCTTCCAAGTTGAACCGTTTCCGGTCGATAACAAACACAGTTGTCGTGTTGGCTAATGAACGGTTGAATAAGGTGTCTACAGTGAACCCTACCATTTTACAAGATTTGAGGAATTTGGTTCTTCAACAAATTAAGGATGTGAAAGAAGATCCTAGTAAAGTGAGCCAAGCAAAACAAGTTTTCCAAGGGGTTAATACCGTAATCAATCTTGCTAAGACAGAATTAGAGTACAGGAAATATTTAGATACAACAGACCCCTCAAAATAAATAATAGTATGCTGATAGATAAAGAATATGTTCATTGGTTTCGCATCAGAGGCCAACCTAATAGAATCGTGTGAGATTATTCATAGTCTAACAATTTAACCCGATCGATATGATAACATTGAATAGGTTTGCCCAGAGATGCTTGAATATCATGAGGAAACGCTTTAAGATGAATGAGCATAGCTCAAGAAAAGCGTTTAGCATAAGAATTGAAGCCGTTTGGAGAAAATTCGATATTGCTTCTAAATATAGGAGTGATAATCTTCCTAAATATTCGGAAGATGAAGAATTGGCAGCCGAGATGATAATTTACCTTGTTGCCTATTTAAAAAGATTTGGTTGTGAGGACATTGAACAGCTTATCAAAGATAAGATAGAGTTCGATGATAGAAAAAATGATTAGGTGTTGTTACTGACTGTTTGTGTTGTTGATTTTGTGTTGTTGATTTTAATATAGTTAGTTATGACAGAGATTATTCAAGTCTGCCTACTTGATTTTAATAAGGGGCAGCTCACGGGATTGCCGAAAAATCCACGTTTTTTTCGTGATTACCGCTTTGAAGCGATGAAGAAAAGCATTCAGGATTCGCCAGAGATGCTTGAGCTTCGAGAACTTATAGTTTTTCCCTACAATGATGGCAGATATATTGTTGTTTGTGGTAATTTACGTTTGCGAGCTTGCAAGGAGTTAGGTTATAAAGAACTGCCTTGTAAAATTCTGGCACCTGATACCCCCGTTAAGAAGTTGAGGGAATATGCCACTAAAGATAATGTCAATTTTGGTGAGAATGATTTGGACGTTATGGAAAACGAGTGGAATAAGGCGGAACTCCAAGATTGGGGCATCGAATTTGCCCCGGAGAAGAAAGAGGATGAATTTAAAGAGCGCTTCGATGCCATCACGGATGATACAGCCATTTATCCTCTCATTCCAAAGTATGACGAAAAACATGAGTTGTTTATCATCACCTCAAGTAATGAGGTAGATAGCAACTGGCTTCGTGAAAGGCTGGACATGCAGCACATGAAGTCGTACAAAACCGGGAAAATAAGTAAATCCAATGTAATTGATATAAAAGACGTTCGCCATGCCCTGCAAGATAGTAATACCAAGTCATAAACGCCATGACCGGGTGTTCGCTAAAAAGTTGGTGAACGATCCTATCATTTGCGTTGCTGAAAGTCAAGCTGACTTATATCAACAATTTAACCCGGAATGTGAAATTGTTACTCATCCTGACGACGTTATGGGCCTCATCCCGAAACGTAACTGGATGGCAAAGCATTTTGGAGAACTTTTCATGCTTGATGATGATGTCCATGCCTGCAAACCTATTTATGTGGAAAAAGGAGAACCTAGCCGGATAAAGGATAAAGATAAGATAACCAATATCATTCAGTCATTATTTGAGATGGCCAGTATGATGGATGTACATCTGTTTGGCTTCACCGCTCGGATATCGCCGGTAATGTATGATGAATCCGCTTTTCTTTCTCTTTCGAAAATGATAACCGGTTGCAGTTATGGAGTAATCTATAACAAAAACACTTGGTGGAATGAGGAAATACGTTTGAAGGAAGATTTTTGGATTTCTTGTTACATGAAGTACAAAGAACGTAAGGTTTTAACCGATTTGCGGTATAATTTTGAGCAAAAGAACACTTTTGTAAACGCTGGTGGGCTTGCTTCTATAAGGAATCAGGAAGAGGAACGTAAATCTATCCTCTTTATCAAAAAGAATTTTGGTGATAGTATTTTGCTAAAGAGTGCAACCACTAATGGGAAAGACAAAACAAAGCAGCTCGTTCAATATAATATATCATGCAAATTCAAATTCTAATAGTCTGTAAAAAAGGCGTTTAAATGGCGTCCATTCTGTTTGTCATATTCGCCTTTTTTAGCTAATTTTACTGATGTAATGAGCTAAAAGTCAAACCATTAAATTAGAATTATGATTATAAGAACAGTTTGCGGATATGATTTCTTTGAGGTGAGTTCTGCAATGCAGAAAGCCATTAGGCGAGCCGACACCGGGGTAGCCGGCTTTTTTGCATTGGAACTTTGGGCGAGTGGGTACCGCGACTATGTGTGGAAGCGTCTGTTTACCATTAGTGCTGAAGATTGCTATGGAATCATTACTAAAGAGATAGAAGCATTGTGGCAGGGGCATGAGCTGGTAAACAAGACTGCTACTGAACCCAAAGGGAGGATATTTGTCAGTAAAGCTGTTATTCTCCTTTGTGAATGTAGAAAGAATCGTGATGCGGATCATTTGCAAAACTTCATCTATGATAGAAAGGATATTGATATAGAAAAGTGGATAAATGATGTCAGGCGTTACCCTATTCCTATTCCAGATTACACTTTCGATGTACATACACGAAAGGGTAAAAAACATGGGAGAACCAAAGAAGAATTCTTTCAGGAAGAATACAAGGCGTTACAACCTCGTGTTCCTGGTTTATTCGATGATTTGGTTCAACCCAGTCAACCAAAGTTATTTAATGATGAAACCACGGCTAAGTAGCTGTGGTTTCATCATTTTTCATATAAGTCAAACCAATTTAATTAAAAAAATGAACACGTATTACAAATTTGCGCCAAATGTATTTTTGGCAAAGTGTGATGAGAAGCACGAAAAAGGTGAAACTATTGAAGTTACCACCAAGTATGGAAAAGAAAATGAATGTATTGTTTTCAACCTCATTTACGAACGTGATGGATTCTATTACTACTCAATCGTACGGGCTGATGGCTTTAATGTGCAAGAGTGGGCCAAACAAAGAGCTGAACGTCGTCATGAATGGGCTACATCTGCTGTACAGAAAAGCTGTGAATATTACAACAAGTCCAATAAAGATAAGGATTTTCTTTCTCTAGGTGAGCCTATCAAAGTGGGACATCATAGCGAGAAGCGACACAGAAAAGCGATAGATGATGCGTGGAACAATATGGGGAAAAGCGTTGAGTTTAGCGATAAGGCTGCCGAACATGAAAGAGTTGCGAAGTATTGGGAAAAAAGGGCTAATACGATAAACTTGTCCATGCCGGAAAGTATAGATTTCTACGAACATAAGTTGGAACAAGCAAAAGAATATCACGAAGGATTGAAGTCCGGTAAGTACCGACGCGAGCATACATACGCTATGGCTTATGCCAATAAAGCAGTAAAAGAGGCTAAAAAAAATTATGACCTTGCAGTAAAGCTGTGGGGCGATGTTTAATAATTTGTAGTATCTCAAATAATTTACTATGAGAGAATTATCAAAAGAAACCTCATTACAAAGGGTAATGAGGGCTTCAGGTCGTGTACCTGTACAATGCTCATGCAGTGTTTGTAAACAACAATGTCATACGCCATGTTTAGGTACTCCTGATGATATTGAACGAATTATTGATGCAGGTTATGCCGACAGGTTAGCGCTGACGAACTGGGCTGCTGGTATATTCTTAGGGGTTATTAATATTGCTATTCCGATGATTCAGCCCGTTGCTGGTAAGGAGTATTGTGCTTTTTTCGAGAATGGACTGTGTATCTTACATGATAAGGGTTTGAAGCCCACTGAAGGACGTTTGTCTCATCACACAGTCAGGAAGGATAACTTCAATCCTGCTATGAGTATTGCTTGGAACGTTGCAAAAGAATGGCTGATGCCGGAGAATGAGGATGTACTTTCTCGTGTAGTAAATAAATTCTTGAATGCGAGGAAGCCATGAATGCGTGTCAATCAATACCTCGTAGAGATTGTAAAGTGTTTGCTAAATGTGGAGCAAAATCCTTATCACATTGCCGGCGGCACCGCGAAACTGATGAGAAGTGTAAAAGTTGTACTCTAATTCGTCGTAAGCCGCGTAATCGGATTATAGATGATTCAGGACGTGAAATGAAAAAATGTACCCATTGCGGAAATTACTTCTACTTGAACCGGTTCTACAATCGTATAGTGGTGAGAAAAGGTAAGGAATATCATTTGTTGACTTCCTGGTGCCGTATGTGTATGTCACAGATTAATAATCAGAGGGCAAAGAAGAAAAAGTGACTTGTCTATTAAATTTTTTGTATGAAATATTATGCTTCAGTCAGCTTTGGAAAGGATTCCTTGGCAATGCTTTTCATGCTAATAGATAAAGGATATCAGTTGGATGAAGTCGTTTTCTATGATACAGGTATGGAATTTCAGGCAATCTATAACACTCGTGATGCTGTTCTTCCAATTCTTAAAAAACTTGGCATTAAATATACAGAACTGCATCCGGAGCAACCTTTTCTTTGGACAATGTTTGAAAGGCCGGTTAAGAAAAGAGGGACCAATATTATCCATAAAAAAGGATATAGTTGGTGTGGGGGAACATGCCGGTGGGGAACGAGTGAAAAACTTCGTACATTGAAAGCTCACACAAAAGACGGAATTGATTATGTCGGTATTGCTGCCGATGAGACCCATCGCTTTGAAAAGGAAAAACGACCAAATCGGGTTTTACCACTTCGTGATTGGGGCATTACTGAAGCAGATGCACTCCAGTATTGTTACACAAAAGGCTTTGTTTGGCATGAGGATGGAGTAAGGCTATATGAGCTACTTGATCGTGTGAGTTGCTGGTGTTGTGGAAATAAGAACTTGAAGGAGTTGAAGAATATGTATTTGTACCTTCCATGGTATTGGAAAAAGCTGAAAGAACTTCAGTTAAATACCGATAGGCCCTATCGGCGTAATAGTGGAGAAACCATTTTTGATTTAGAGGAAAGATTTAAACGTGAAATGCAATAGAAAGAGTTATTATGATTCCCTTATGTATAAATGGAAAAGATTATTATGATCGAGAAGAAGCACTTGCTGCCTGGTTCGAGGAATGGTTAATGAAACAAGACTTTGAGCAAGATCTTATTTTATTGATCGAGAGCTGGAGCTTGAATATCGAAAGACTCATCTTGATTGGAACACTCCTTATGTGATGTATGGTGTTCGTAAAAAACATATGTGTATCCAAAAGAATGAAATTGCCGTGTTTTATGACTTGTTACCGAGACAAAAGCGTGCTCGTACTGCTGAAACACATTGGTATAAAGTATTGTACAAGAGAAAGGCCACTCCTGAAGAAGTTGAGTCACTCAAGGCTAGGGAATATACCCGTAGATATTTGGTGTATTCCCTGTTTATTGAGAAGAAAATGACTCTTGACAAGGCTTTATCTCTTATAGTTGCCGATGATAAATTATTAGGAATTGCTGATAATACCATCTCTGAAATTGTAACAGCCTTTGAGACTTTCTTTAACCGTAAATTTAGAATTTATAAACCCGAGTTTACAACTCAACTTAATTTATTTACAGATTAATATGAAAACAACAATTATTTCATGTGTGATTTTGTTTGTGTTCCTGCTATATGTAGGACACTTTTCTATAACAATCAAGCCGTTCACAGTCCAACTTCCATACTGGCATCGTTCGCTCGGACTGTTTTTGTTGATCTTCTCTTTTATAGTGTATAATGCCGGTGAACATGCAAAAGGCTATCTTGATGGTTTAAAAGAGGGTGAGAGGATAATATTTGATTTGTTGAAGAAAAAGACCGAGTAAAATGGCGTTAAAATGGCGAAGATTCTGTTTGCTAAACTTGTCAATAACGATTACCTTTATAGATGTAAATCATTAAAAGTCAATCAATATGAAGAGGAATGAAAAAATAGAAAAATTAGAAAGACTAGGTATTTTCAATCAATGGAAATATAATACAGAAAGAGCAAATGAGACATTTAATATTGAGTGTCCTGACTTCTCAATGACAAATGAAGAACGGATGAACAATTTGTTAGATGTTGATTGCTGCTTTCATCGGTTTCTAGCTATTTCATTCCCTTTTTATAATACTCCTGAAGGTGCTGTTTTTTGGGAGAATATTGCAAAAAAATAATCGAACTTAATTGAATTGAAATTATGAGTAAAAAAGATTTAATAGAGCAGAACATCACAAGAGTTCAAGAATATGTGAGGGAACTTATTGAAGATGCAAAGTGGAATAATGGTGTTTCGGAAACTCTTGAATCTACTTCAATAATTGTAGGTAATAGTGATGATATCTATGATTTTGCAATTTTATTTGCTTCTAATAGTGAATGTGTTTATTGTGAATTCATAAATGGTAAAATAGAGTACATTGATTGTGAACTAGATTGTGAAATATGCCAATTTGAAGGAAGACTAATTTTTCAATATATAAACGGAAGTTTTCATAATCCTACTAGTCAAATTATCGAACTGTCAAAATTGCTGATGAAAGGCGAATTAAAAGACACAAAAAGTATCTTTTGTTCTATGGTACTTCGATTAATGGATACTGAAGAATACAGTAACAATTATTGCAAATCTTTGGATTTAGTTCTGAGGCTGTTTCCTGAAATAGATGGAGAATTATTAGAAAAGGAATTGGATAGATATATTTAAGCATTACAAGGATGAGTAAAATGAATTTAAATGAATTAAGAGACAAAGCATATAAAACAGCTTGTGAACATGGGTTTCACGATCAAGAGCTAAGTAACAATCATTTTCTTTGCCTTGTGATTTCTGAACTGATGGAAGCTGTGGAAGCAGATAGAAAAGGAAGGCGTGCTAATGTTGATCGGTATAATAAGAAGATTGCTAACAGCCGCATTTGTCAAGGATTGGATTCTGACATTCCCAAAGAGCGCGGTTACGAAGTTGCATATAACGAAACCATTAAAGGTTCAATCGAAGAAGAATTAGCTGATGCTGTAATCCGCTTGCTTGATCTTGCAGGACTTCGAGGAATAAGCCCTGCCAACGGAGATATTGATGACTGTATTGAAGATATGGCAGAAGCCTGTAAAGGCGAAACTTTTACCGAATCAATCTATTTCATCTCTACACTTCCCGTTAGATATGACGGAATATTTGATTTTTCTACAGCCGTGAATGATATGATACTATCTATTTTCGGGCTTGCCAAGCACTTAGATGTAGACCTGCTTTGGCACATCGAGCAGAAAATGAAGTATAACGAACTCCGTGAAAAGATGCACGGGAAGAAGTATTAACTCTCATAACAAAAAAATGGATGATAAACGAAAACAAATATTGGTAGATTACATATCCTACCTGTATACGACGGGTAGGAGCTATGATAGCATCGGGAAATACATCAAATATGTGACTGATTTTCTTGAAAATTCCGAAGAAATCAATCGTCGTGGTTATTACAAATATAAACATAAAAATGCTGATGCTATGGTGCGCCATTCGTTTATGTGTGAGGCTGTTTGTGATTTATTGTCTTATCTTAAAATCGGATATGGCCGACGGGAAAAGGCTGTAAAGCCTTTGGAGAAACTTGAGGTTATTTCAGAGAAGAATAAGAAACTGCTTAATGATTTTATAATATGGTTGACTGATAACAATGATTATTCCTCTCACACAATTGATGTCTATTATACCTCGTTGAGAAAATATTTTGAATACGCCAATGAACTAAATATGGATAATTGCAGACGATTTATAAAAAGCCTTGAAGAGGAAAAACTTTCTCCAGCTACCATTCGATTACGTATTACAGCCATTGAGAAGTTCTCCAAATGGGTGAAGAAACCTATTGAACTGAAACGACCTAGAATGAAACGCAAGTTGGATGTAAACAATGTGCCGACAGAAGAGGAATATAATAGGTTACTGGAGTATCTGAAAACAAAACTCAACAAGGATTACTATTTCTTCATTAAGGTATTGGGTACTACAGGAGCTCGGCTCTCGGAGTTTCAGCAATTCACGTGGGAGGATATAGCGGCCGGCGAAGTTGTTTTGAAAGGGAAAGGGAACAAGTATCGGCGTTTCTTTTTCCAAAAGCAATTGCAGAGGGAAGTGAAGGACTATATAAAGGAGACAGGCAAGTCCGGTACTCTTGCTGTTGGGAGATTCGGGCCGTTGACTCAAAGAGGTCTTTCACAGCATCTGAAAGTATGGGGTAAACATTGTGGTATCGATTCGAAAAAAATGCACGCTCACGCCTTCCGGCACTTCTTTGCTAAAATGTTCCTGAAGAAAACCAAAGATGTAATTCAATTAGCAGACCTTCTTGGTCATGGTAGTGTAGATACAACAAGAATTTATTTACAAAAAAGTTATGATGAACAACAAAGAGACTTTAATAAAAACGTTACGTGGTAGTGTAGCCCAGCTCAATGAATTGTCGGATATGACTGAAGGCATAGATGTTTATGACGCTGCCGGATATGTTGATACTGAATTTCTTATGGAAGCGCTTTCCTGTGTTAATACTTTTATGGATGCGAGTAATATGGTTATTACGAAAATATCCTCACTGTTAGCGCCGGACGCTCCGGTTGATGAAAGGAAGAGCCAGGCTGATGAAGGTAAGAAATGGAATGTGGAAGAGATACTGAAGCATTGTACTCTTGAGGATAGTGTTCTTAAACTTCCGAAAGTACAATTCAATAAGAAATCCTATGCTGAAGCAAAGAAATGGATAGAAGAAGCTGGCGGCTCATGGCAGGGAGGTAAGATACAGGGATTCACATTTCCTTTTAATCCTGAACGTGTGTTCTCCATCTTGAAAGAAGGTAAGCGATGCGATTTGCAAAAAGATTTTCAGTTCTTTGAAACACCTGCTGATATTGCAGACTGGCTGGTAATGCTTGCCGGTGGAATTCACGAAACAGATACCGTACTTGAACCAAGTGCCGGACGTGGTGCTCTGATAAAAGCGATTCATCGGTCGTGCCCGTCAGTAACAGTTGAATGCTATGAACTGATGCCGGAAAACAGGGAGTTCCTTCATACACTTGATAACATAATATTGCTTGATGAAGATTTTACGAAAGACAGTGTAGGGCATTACACTAAGATTATTGCTAATCCTCCATTTTCCGGTAATCAGGATATTGACCATGTAAGACTTATGTATGAACGCTTGGAAGAAGGTGGAACTCTTGCTGCTATTACCAGCCAGCATTGGAAATTCGCATCTGAAAAGAAATGTGTTGAGTTCCGGGAATGGTTGGAAGAGGTTCATGGAGAAGTTTTTGAAATCGGAGCAGGTGAATTCAAGGAAAGTGGAACGACTGTTAGCACTATGGCAGTTGTAATAAAAAAGTGATTCAAATCTAAAAATAAAGGAGCTAATTAAATATTAGCTCCCTAATGAATTACAGTTAGTAACTTACAGAACTTTCTACTGTTCCAGCCTCAATACCATTTGCTCTTTTATATGCTCCAATGGCTGACATAACGGCTGTTTTTACTAATCCTCTATCATGGAAATTATGAGGATAACTAATATTAGTAGTAAACGAGTAGCTTCTGCCTCCTGCTGTAAACGAAATAGTGTAAGAATACATAGAATTAAATATTAGGTTATTATGCAATATTGCATTGACAAATATAATTATAATCAAATAAAAAAGATAATTATGGCAAAAATTTATGTAGCAAGTAGTTGGAGAAATGTATTTCAACAGGACGTTGTAGGTATTCTCCGTGATTTAGGACATGAGGTTTACGATTTTAAGAATCCTCCTCATGGTAATGGTGGCTTCCAATGGTCTGATATAGACCCTAACTGGCAAAACTGGACAACAGAGCAATATCGTGAAGCTCTTAATCACCCGATTGCACAAAAAGGATTTGATTCAGATTTTAACGGCATGAAGTGGGCGGATGTCTGTGTTATGGTTCTTCCTTGTGGTCGGTCTGCTAACACAGAAGCAGGATGGATGAAAGGTGCAGGCAAAAGAGTAATGGTCTATTCCCCAAAGGAACAGGAACCGGAACTTATGTATAAGATATACGATTTTGTGAGTGATAGCATATTTCGTATCAATGATGAGATAATTGGAGTATAACAAAGTAGTAATGAACATCGGAATATTAGCAGTTGACAGTAATTATCCTAATCTCGCGCTTATGAAGATAAGCAGCTATCATAAAGCACGTGGCGACAATGTAGAATGGTATAATCCCCTTTGTTCTTATGATAAGGTTTACATTGCAAAAGTATTTAGCTTTACGCCGGATTACGGCTATTACATCAATGCCGATCAAGTTGAGAAAGGCGGTACTGGGTATGACATAAAAAAGGTTCTTTTGCCAGAGATTGATAGAATGATTCCTGATTACGATCTGTATAATGTTGATAAGAATTTGGCTTATGGCTTTTTGACAAGGGGCTGTCCTAATCGTTGTAAATGGTGTGTTGTACCTGCCAAAGAAGGAAACATCACTACTTACATGGATATTGCGGATGTATCTGCTGGGCGAAAAAATGTGATTCTCATGGATAACAATATACTTGCATCCAACTACGGTTTGCAGCAGATTGAAAAGATTGTCTCCATGGGCGTACGAGTTGATTTCAATCAGGGGTTAGACGCTCGGTTAGTAACAGAGGATGTTGCAAAATTGTTGGCAAAAGTCAAATGGATAAAACGTATTCGGTTTGGGTGCGATACACCGGGGCAAATTGCAGAGTGTGAGCGTGCTACAGCGTTGATTGATAAATATGGCTATAAGGGTGAATACTTCTTCTACTGTATTTTATTGAATGACTTCAAGGAAGCATTTACCCGAGTAAATCATTGGAGAGTGAAAGGCGGTCGGTTCTTACCGCATTGCCAGCCTTATAGGGATTTGAATAATCCACGTCAAATTATTCCTCAATGGCAAAAGGATTTAGCCGGATGGGCTGATAAGAAGTGGGTGTTTAGAAGCTGTGAATTTAAAGACTTTACTCCTAGAAAGGGTTTTAAGTGTAGGGAGTATTTTCAAAAATAAGATTTAATCTTTAGGATTTTATGTTGAACCTAGGTGTGTCTTTAAACAAGATGCACCTTTAGTTTTTGTGATGATGAGAAAAATGATTGTAACCGGCAGTGAGGGATTTATTGGTAAAGCCCTTTGCCGAGAATTAGCTAAAAGGGATGTCGAAGTCATAGGACTTGATCGAAAGTCTGGTATTGAAGCCACAAAAGTATGTGAGCTCTTGAAAAATGGGGGTATTGATTGTGTGTTTCATTTAGCGGCGCAAACTAGTGTGTTTAATGGAAACCTGGAACAAATCAGGAAGGATAACATTGATACTTTCATGCGAGTAGCTGATGCATGTAACCAGTATCATGTGAAGTTAGTATACGCCAGTTCGTCAACGGCGAATCCGGAGAATACCACTTCCATGTATGGAATAAGCAAGTATTTCGATGAACAGTATGCATCTATCTATTGTAAGGCTGCGACCGGGTGCCGGCTGCATAATGTATATGGACCTAATCCTCGAAAAAGAACTCTTCTCTGGTTCCTGATAGAAAAGGAAAACGTGTCTTTATACAATTGTGGTCAGAATATCCGGTGCTTCACTTACATAGATGATGTCGTCGAAGGGCTTATTTATGGGGTGGGCTGTAACCGGCAGCTTATCAATATTTGTAACGTCCAACCTGTGACTACTATGTATTTTGCTTCTTTAGTAAAATACTACAAACCGCTTGAAATTGAGCTAATTAATGAAAAACGGGATTTTGACAATTTAGAGCAGTCGGTGAACCGGGATATCTATTTAGTACCTTTGTCTTATACATCTGTCGAGGATGGAGTAAAGAAGATTTTTGATGAAAAGAAAGGGAAAGATATGTCGTATTGATGACTGGGATAAGCCGGAAGCGGTGAAATGTAAGAGCTGGTCTCATCAGGAACGGTTATGTGATTTGAGAGAAAAGGTGTCACTTCATAAAAAGGGTGATATCTATTACATCTCCCAGTTCACTCGTTCCAAGACTGGTACCAGCTTTTCAGAAATTAAACAGTCGGAGGAACTTGCATCATTCTTTGCAGAGAGAGCGTGTGAGTTTCTCCACCGCTTCATGGTGTATAGTCACCACACCGCGACGGAGACACAACGAGGGCTTTCATTTTTCAACCTCTATCTGTACGAAAATTGCGGGGGCGGTGAAAATACCATTCTATGAGAATGCAATCCAGTGCCTAACTAAAGATAGATTGAATCCGGAATTCTTTCTTCTTCGTCCGATAAAGGAAAAGAAAATAATAGTGTATGATGACATATTAACAACTGGCAGCACACTGCTTGCCACCTATGAGCTTTTAAAGGATAGAGAGCAGCTTCTTTTTCTCGTAGGAATAAATAACAATTGATATGGGAAAGCAAGAGAAACCATTAACATTCAAGCAAGAGAAATTCTGTAAATACTACGTTGATACAGAAGGTAATGCTAGTGAAGCATATAGGATGTCTTATGATGCGTCAAAGATGAAACCTGAAACGATTTGGAGTGCTGCTAGCAGATTGTTAGCCAATAGCAAGGTTAGTGCAAGGATAAGTGAGATTAAGCAACAGAGGGCGAAAGAGACTGAAGTAGAGAGGAAAACGGTCGAAAAGGTATTAATGGATATTGTACTCGCTGATCCCGATGATTTACATTATGTAGACCCTGTTACCGGGAAAACAAAGATGAGAAGTCCGTCCCAACTTCCAAAGCGTGCCCGTAATGCGTTGAAGAAGATTCAGAATAATAGAGGAGTGGTTAATTATGAGTTCAACGGCAAGACAGAAGCCGCCCGGATTCTTGGTGCCTGGAATGGATGGGAAGCCGATAAGAATGTCAACATCAAAGGTGGAGACGGAAATAAAGTCGGTGAACTTCGTATCGGATTTGAAGATAATGAGAATTCGGAAGAATAGAACAATTTGAACTGCAAAATCCGGTATTCATCCTACGGAGAAACCTTACTTTTAGAACAATATGGTTATAAATTATAAGAAGCTAAATCCTAACGGATTCTATCTATTGAAGTACTTGAATGATGAGACTATCCGTTTTATCATTCTCTATGGAGGTTCATCTTCCGGTAAGTCGTATAGTGTGGCACAAACAATACTGATACAGACATTACAGGATGGTGAGAACACTCTTGTCATGCGTAAGGTAGGAGCTTCTATTCTCAAAACCATTTATGAAGATTATAAGGTCGCTGCGATCGGTCTTGGCATCTCCCATTTGTTCAAATTTCAACAGAATACTATTAAATGTCTGGTAAATGGTGCGAAGATAGATTTCTCCGGTCTTGACGATCCGGAGAAGATAAAAGGTATCTCTAACTATAAGCGAGTTCAGTTAGAGGAATGGTCAGAGTTCGAGCATCCGGATTTCAAGCAGCTACGTAAGCGTTTGCGTGGTAAGAAAGGGCAGCAGATTATTTGTACCTTCAACCCGATTAGTGAAAGCCATTGGATAAAGAAAGAGTTTATTGATAAAGATAAATGGCATGATGTACCGATGACGGTTACCATTGCCGGCAAAGAGTTGCCGAAAGAACTTACCAAGGTCAAATCCGTAAAGAAGAATGCACCCAGGCAAATACTTAATCTTCGTACTAAGCAAATCGAGGAACAGGCACCTAATACAGTTATTATCCAATCTACCTATTTGAATAATTTTTGGGTGGTCGGTAGTCCTGACGGTGCGTATGGTTTCTATGATGAGCAATGTGTTGCCGACTTTGAGTATGATAGAGTTCACGATCCGGACTATTACAATGTGTACGCATTGGGAGAATGGGGTGTCATTCGTACCGGTAGTGAGTTCTTCGGTTCCTTCAATCGTGGCAAACATTCCGGTGAACATAAGTATGTTCCGGACTTACCTATTCATATCTCTGTCGATAACAACGTGCTTCCGTATATCAGTGTATCATATTGGCAGGTCGATTTCACAACTGGTACCAAGGTTTGGCAATTCCATGAAACGTGCGCTGAAAGCCCAAACAATACAGTAAAGAAAGCCTCCAAACTTGTTGCAAAGTATCTGAAATCTATCCAATATTCTGATAGGTTATATGTACATGGTGATGCATCAACGAAAGCGGCAAACAGCATTGACGATGAGAAGCGTTCCTGGATGGACTTATTCATAGATACATTGCAGAAAGAAGGATTCGAGATTGAAGATAAGGTAGGCAACAAGAATCCGAGTGTTGCCATGACCGGTGAGTTTGTTAATGCCATTTTTGATTGTACTGTTCCCGGTATAGAGATATACATTGACGAATCATGTTCGGTATCTATTGAGGACTACATGAGCGTACAGAAAGATGCTAACGGTGCCATTCTTAAAACTAAGGTCAAGAATAAAACTACCTTGCAGACTTATGAGGAGCACGGGCACCTGTCTGATACGTTCCGATATGTCGTTGTGGATTTGTGTAGTGAGCAGTATATAGAGTTTAGTAACCGGCGAAAAAGAAACTTGTATGCTTGTAATGGCACTATTAATTTCTTCAATCCAGATACCGAATGTAAATACACTAAGAAGATTCTATATGTGATGCCGAATGTTAATGGGAAATTTGTTCTTATACAAGCGTTTAGATGTGGAAATAAATGGCATGTTGTTGATGTCGTATTTATGGATACTACTTCAACAGAAGATATACGTTCTTCTATTTTGTCCCATGAATCTGATTCATGTGTAATTGAATGTACGGATGCTTATTTCCCTTTTATTCGGGAACTCCGTTCTAGTACAAACAAGGAGATTCGTGTAATGAAAGAGTTTCCGGATGTAGATAAGCGTATTGCTGCAACATCTGATTATGTGAAAAATAGTATTCTTTTTTCTGCATCAAAAGTAGAATCTGATACGGAATATGTTGCCTTCATGAATAACCTGATGGACTATAATAAAGATAGTGAAACAAAAGAGGCCAGTGCTGTTTTGAGTGGGCTAGTACAGTTCGTTGTAAAATTAGGTTTGAATTGAATTACGCTATATGTGATTGAAAATAAGGATGTTATATTGTTGGTATTATGTTTTCGTAATTTCAAGATTTTAGTGTTTTGGAAAACGGTTTTCCTTTTTACTTAGTTTTGCTCAAAAAGGAACCCAATGAATATTTTTTTTGATAATCTATTTGGAAAGAAATCTAAGACTAAAGGTGAAGTTGAAATAGTTACTTCATCTGAAAATAAGGATATAGATACTCAAAGTGGCAAGGCTGAAAAATGGTCAGTTGCATACATTGAGGACCTTACTAGTCCTATTGTAGCGGGCAGTAACTATCTAACGCTATTCAGTACGATACCTGAAGTCTTTTTCCCGATCGATTATATTGCATCGCGAATTGCAGGTGCTAATTTTCAATTGAAGAAAACTAAGGATGACAGTATAGTATGGGCGAATAAACGAATGAATGGCATACTTAGTCGTCCTAATTGTTTGATGCGTTGGAAAGAATTGATTTATCAGCACCATATTTATAAATTGTGTACAGGGAATAGCTTTATTCGTGCCGCTATGCCTGATGTCTTTTCTACAGCTGAAAAATGGAGATATTGCGATAATTATTGGGTGCTACCTTCTGATAAGACTATTGTAGAACCTGTTTACGGGAATATGCCATTGTTTGGTATTGCCCAAACAGAAGATATTATTCGTAGCTATCGTTTGGAGTATGGTTGGAATGGTAGTTTGGAAATTCCTCCATACCAAATATGGCATGATAGAGACGGAAGTGCAGAGTTCTATTCAGGGGCTATGTTCTTGAAGTCCAAAAGTCGTCTTGCTTCCCAAAATAAGCCAATGTCAAATCTAATAGCTGTATATGAAGCTAGAAATGTGATTTATGTAAAGCGGGGTGGATTGGGCTTTATTGTAAGTAAGAAAACTGATGCTACCGGTTCAATAGCGTTGACTGACGATGAAAAGGAACAGCTTTTGAAGCAAAATTTTGAGAAGTATGGTGTAAGGAAGGGCCAGGTACCTTATGGTATTTCAGATGCAGATATTGACTTTGTTCGTACTAATCTTTCTATTGCAGAGTTACAGCCGTTTGAAGAGACTTTGGCTGATGCAATAAATATTGCAGGGGCATACGGCATCCCTGCCGTTCTTGTTCCGCGAAAAGACCAGTCCACATTTAGCAATCAGGCTACTGCTGAAAAGAGCGTATATTGTTCAACTGTTATTCCTATGGCCAAACAATTCTGCAAGGATTTTACAGCTTTCCTTGGTCTTGAAGGAGGGGGATATTATTTGGATTGTGATTTCTCTGATGTTGATTGTTTGCAGGAAGGATTGAAAGAATCCGAGGACGTAAAGACAAATATAAATAAACGTTGTCGTGAACAATTCTCATGTGGGCTTATAACGCTCAATGACTGGCGTGCCCAAATAGGTGAAAGTATGATAGAAAATCCCTTGTTTGACAAATTGAAATTTGATATGTCAGATGAGGAACTGGATAAAGTAAATCGAGTTTTTAACACTAAAAGTGGAGATGAAAAAGATGGAAGAGAAAATCAAAAGCCTTCAGTACAAGACAAAGGCAAATGATGTTGATGAGAAGGGTATCGTTACCGTTGCGGTGAATGGTATCGGTGTGAAGGACTCACAAAATGACATATCTATGCCCGGCTCATTCAATAAGACATTGAAAGAAAATATTGGTCGGATGCGTTGGTTCCTGAATCATCGTACAGACCAGTTGTTAGGTGTTCCGTTGAGTGGTAAGGAAACAGAAGGTAATTTGGTTATGGTCGGTCAGTTAAATCTTGAAAAACAGATTGGCCGTGATACGTTAGCTGATTATAAACTGTTTGCAGAGAATGGCAGAACACTTGAACATTCTATTGGGGTCAAGGCCATTAAAAGAGATTCTGTTGATCCCTGTAAAGTGCTTGAATGGCGTATGATGGAATATTCAACATTGACAAGTTGGGGGAGTAATCCCCAGACTTTCCTTGTGAATATTAAGTCTGCTACTGCCGACCAGGTAAAGGAGGCTGTTGATTTCGTTCGGAAAGCGTTCTTGCAGCATGGATATAGTGATGAACGTTTAAAAGGATACGATATGGAATTAAGTTTATTACTGAAGAGCCTCAACGGTGGTGCCGTTGTCTCATGTCCTCATTGTGGTTATCAATTTGATTATGATGCAGAAACAGAGCATACCTTTGCCCAACAGGTATTAGATTATGCTGCTGATTATCAGAGATGGATAACACAGGACATTGTAAGGGAAGAAATGGAGAAGCTCACTCCGGAGATTAGAACCCAAGTAATTTCTCTTATTGATTCTGTCAAATCAGAAAAGAAAGAATTTACTCAAAAGGGTCTACAAGACCTTATGAATTATGTAAGATGTCCCCACTGTTGGGGAAAAGTATATCGTTCGAATGCTATTCTGCAAAACACTTCTGAAGATACCACCGGAAAAAATGAGCCGTCTGTTGACACTCAAGAAAAGAATGACGGGGAAAATGGGAACGATGAAGTGACGATTAAAGCCGCTGATAATGGCACTTTACTCGATTTTAAGAGTTTGAATAGCTGTTTCGAGAATAAATAACTTAAAATTTAAATTTTATGCCAATTAGAAAATTTACAGTATCAGATTTTAATCTGAAAACGGACGGCTTGCCGGCAGAACAGAAGACGTTTATGGAAAACATCGTCGGCATGATGTGTGAAGTAGTAAACAAGTCCCTTGAAGGAATTGCATCACCGGATGAGGTATCAAAACAGTTTGACGATATTAATAAATTGCTGAAATCCTATGACAATGAGAAGTTCCAGCAATTGGTTAAAGACAATGAAGAACTCGTTGCCCAGGTAAAGACCCTTGGAGAAAGTATTGAGAAAATGAAACAAAAGGGCTTGTCTATGAATGCTATCAACAAGTTCGATGAGAAGTTGAACGAGATGCTTGATTCTGAAAAATTCAGAGATTTCGCAGAAGGAAAAACACGCAAATCAGGAGAGTTTGACGGCTTCTCCTTGAAAGATGTCGTTTCCATGACTGACAATTACACCGGTGATTTGTTGATTACTCAACAACAGAAACGTGTTGTGACTCAGGTTGCCAACAAAAAGTTGCATATGCGTGATGTATTAACGACGCTGACAGCTGATCCTGCATATCCTCAACTCGCCTATGCGCAAGTATATGCTTTCAACCGCAATGCCCGTTTTGTAACAGAGAACGGTCGTTTACCGGAATCAAGTATCAAGGTAAAAGAGATACAGACAGGAACTAAGCGCCTTGGTACTCATATCCGTATCTCAAAACGTATGTTGAAATCAAGAGTGTACATTCGTTCCTACATCTTGAACATGCTTCCTGAAGCTGTTTGGATGGCAGAAGACTGGAACATTTTGTTTGGTGACGGTAATGGTGAGAATTTGCTTGGTATTATTAATAATACTGGGGTGACTTCTGTAGAGAAGATTATTAGTACAGCCATTGTTACAGGTGCCGCCGGTGCTGTAAAAGCTATTACCGGATATAACGGTGATAAGGATGTAATTGTAGAGTTTGCAGAACCACAGGATTTGATTCTTGATGGAATGAGTATCACGTTCGCTGGTGCCGCTGTTCTTACAGAACTGAACAAAACACACGCTCTTGTGAAAATGGAAGATGGTCGTATCCTTATTCCTGGTGTCGCGTTCTCCGGTGCTGAAACGGCTACGGATAAAATGACATTCAGTGTTCATGAAGCCGGCTTTAAGAACATTGAGGAACCCAACTCTGAAGATGTAGTGAAAACAGCTTTCGCCGCAATGACATATGCCCAGTATTTTCCGAATGCTATTATTCTTAATCCAATGACTGTTAACGGTATGGAATCAGAGAAAGATACGACAGGACGTAATCTTGGTATCGTTAAAATGGTTGATGGGGTGAAATACATTGCCGGTCGTCCGATTATCGAGTATGGTGGTATTCTTCCAGGTAAGTATCTTTTAGGTGACTTTAACCAAGCTGCAAATTTGGTTGATTATACCACTTTGACACTTGAATGGGCTGAAGATGTGGAGACCAAGCTTTGCAATGAGGTTGTGCTGATGGCACAAGAAGAAGTTATCTTCCCGATTTATATGCCGTGGGCTTTCGCTTATGGGGATTTGGCCGCATTGAAGACTGCAATAACTAAAGCGTAGGATTATGGATTACATACTTAGAGGTAACGATAAGGATGTAACCAATGTGCTTAAAGAGCAACGCATTCGGATTAATAGAGGGATGATTCAACTCATCCCTATTTCCGAATGTGGTCTTGTTACAGAAGAAGATGCCCGAAAGACATTGGAATGTATGCTTGCAGAGAAAAATGAAGAGATTGGCAGGCTTACTGCATCCATTGTAGAGAAAGATAAGACAATTGTTGAACTGACAGAAGAGCGTGAAACAATGAAAGCTCGCATTGCAGAACTTGAAGTACAGGTGCCTTCTGATGAAAAGAATCTTCCGGTTGCCGATTCAAAAGATTTGCAAGAGGAAGATGCCAAGGAGGTAACTGTTACAGATGATAAAGCCGTTTCCGTAGAAGATGAAAAGAAAACCGGGAAAGGCAAGACTTCTAAATAACTATCGCTATGTTGATTGATGTTTCATATTTTATGTCAGGTCCCAGGCATATTGAGAATGTTTCGGTCGCTGAAATGCCTTCGCCCCAATCTCTTGCTGTGAATGAGGTGATAAATGGGTATATTAAGGCATTTCAGCCCGAATTTCTCCGGAATGTTGTTGGTGTGACTCTTTCCCAAGCTATCACAGATTATTTGGAGCTTATTGAACGGGAAAAGGAAGATTCTTCAGATGAAGTTGATATTTCAGAAGAGAAGGAAGCCCCCCAGTCCGGATATGCAGTATTATGCGAGAAGCTGTGTGAACCGTTCGCTGACTATGTCTTTTATCATATTCTTCGTGACGCAAACACCCAGGCTACAATAACCGGGCTTGTCCGTTTGAAATGTGCTAATGAATATATAGCTCCTTTGAAGAGACAAGTAAGCACATGGAATAGCATGGTAGAGAAGAATAAACAGTTTGTTGAATGGGCTATGTCGAATGATTGTCCTTTCGATGTGAAAATAACCAAGAATCTTTTGACCCCAATTAATGCTTTCAATTTATGATAGATTTAGATATAACAGAACTGTTTGAGGAGATTGTAAAGGAACTTCCAGAAGGGCTTGAAATTCTCTATCCAAATGGGAAAGGGGGAACTAAAGTTATGAAGTCCCCAAGGTTGAATTACATCTTCGGTAGCAGTCAATATATCAAAGATATTTTAGATGAATACAGTAAGTCTTCTGCCCAGTCTGAAAGGAAGTTTCCATTGGTTGCACTATTCACTCCAATTAGTGAGGATAGAGGTGATGCGGATTATTTTTCAAAAGCAAAGGTTTCGTTAATTATAGCATGTTCTTCTTGTAAAGAGTGGAGCAATGAGATGCGCAGAACCACATCTTTTAAAAATATCCTTCGGCCAATCTATAAACGTTTATTGGAAGTATTATATGAAGATTCTCGGTTCGACTGCGACTATGACGAAAAAGTGAAACATAGTTATTCAGAAAACTATTCATATGGCAGATACGGAGCCTATACAGATTCCGGTGAGGCTGTGAGCGAGCCGATTGATGCCATAAATATACGCTCGATGGAAATAAAAATTAATAATCTTAATTGTAGAAGAAAATGAGAAAGATTAGAACGTGTAAGGGTTCCCGGATGAACACTGGTAGTTCTGCTTGTAGCATTGACTGGAAAAAGGTCAAAGGTGCTATCTTGACAGAACATGGTGTCAAACTCCCTGCTGATATAACAGGTGAGAAGTTGCTCGAATTGTGCCATGCAGACCGTCCCGGGCGTATTTACCCTATTTTGCCATTCCTGGAGTATGCCAAGAATGGTGGAGAGCCTCAAGTTAATCCTGTAGGGTACGGTGCAAGTGAATACAACGGGCTTAGCGCTCAAACAGACACCTTCACTTTGAAGAAATTTGATGAGGTTTTGAATGCCCAGCTTCTGAAATGTGCCAATAAAGGATGGGACGTTTACTTTTGGAATCAGGATAATATGTTGATCGGTTATAATGATGACACTGATATCCTTGCCGGTATTCCGATGTCTACTGTTTACCCGACCGTGACACAGTACCCGACCAGTAGTGCTAAGTCTGCGATGACTGTTAGTTTTTCACATGAAGATGTGGAAGACAGCCAATTGCACTTTGACTACGTGCAGTTAGACTTCAATCCCAAGAATTTCGTTAAAGGCTTGGTTGATGTTGTGTTTCAAAAGTTGGAGGCCGAAAATACTTACAAAATAGTTGAAGTTGTTGGTGGTTATGACCGTACAGAAGAATTTGGCAGTCTTATTGCTGATGGTGCTGCTGAAGTTATGAATAACGTAACTTCCGCTACATATTCGGATGGTATCATTACCATTGTTCCTAAAGCCGGGGCGGTTCCTTCGTTGAAAGCTCCTTCTGTATTGTATGAAAAAGGAATCAGAGGTATCGAGCAGGTGTCATGAAGGTAGATAATGTTACGTTCGTCGAGGTTGCTGTGAAGGGCATGACGAAGGAAGAGTTTATTAATGCACACATTAAAGTCGTGTGGCAGGAACTGGAGGAAGCTGACCGCAAGAAGAAGCTCTCGGAAGTGTACGATGCGATAACTAAGTAACCGACGGGCTGGGGTGTGATTACAGCCCGGCCCGTTATATTTTTACTGTATGGCAGATTTTGATGAATTACATAGAGTTATTCATTCCATTGCATCCGAGTTTGAAGAGGAATGTATTAGGTGTATGGAAGAACATAAGAATGTACTCGTTGATTGCATTCAGGAACAATTATATTCCGGTCTGGACGGTACTGAACATCTATTGAATCCTGATTATGATACTGACACCTATTTTAACGAGCCCGGTCCCTGGCAGAACCGTGCGGAACAATATAAACGATGGAAGGAGAGGATAACTCCACCTCTTAGAAGTGAGATGCTTTATTTGCCACCGCGTCCGGTTGAGGTACCTAACCTCTTTATTACTGGTACTTTCTATGATAGCATAACTGCCGATAGAATTGATTCCGGGCTTCGATTCTCAACGAAAGGATTTACGGACGGTAGTTCTATTGAGAAGAAATACGGTGAGCAGATTTTAGGCATTGGTGATACAGCTAAAGAGTACTTTAATATTATGTATCTCCGTCCCTGGATGGAACGTTTCTTTTCAGAATGTGGATATCGGTAGAAAATGGCTTGTAGTTGCGAAATAAAAAAGATGCAGAGTGAACTGGAACGTATCAGTGATCTTGCAAAGAAAGCAGCTGTCTTGGATGGTTGCATGTATGTCGTTTATCAGAAAGAAGATGGTACCTATGCTTTTGATAAACTAGGAGTTGAGATAAAAGGAAAGATTGTTGAATATAGACATTACCTGTAATTATGGCAGATTTAAAATTAAAAGATTTCGTTGATGAGAACGATTTGCAGAAATTGGTGGAGCTTGATAATACTATTGAGCGTGTGAGGGCTGATTATGTTAATGCGGCCAAAGAATTAGCAAAAGGTTTGAAACTAAATGTAGAAGGTGTTGCTGATCTTGAAAAGTTGAGTAACCTTTATAATACTCAAGCAAAAACGGCTGGTTCTGCATCTGCTGAATTAACCGAAGCTCTTAGAAGACAGTCTGAAATAACTCAAACTGTCAGTAAGAAGATAGAGGAAAAGCTAAATGTAGAGAAATTATCTGCTGCTGAACTGAAGAAACTAACCAAAGCAAACTCGGATAATGCTGTGTCCTTGGAAAAGGCTGCTAAAGCAGAAGCTAACTTGACAAAAGCGCAGAATGCCGGTAATACTACTCGTAAGAAAGCTGTTCTATCTGAAGAAGAACGTTTAAAACTTATCAGAACTGCTATTATCTTGACTAATCAGGAAGTACATAGCCGTTCACAAGCAAAGGAAATGAATAAGCAGCTGCAAAAGGCTGTTGATGTTTTGAAAGATACGGATGAAAACTATATTCGTACACTTGCCCGTCTTAATTCTACTATTGGAATCAACACTGATTACATAAAGCGAAATTCCGATCGATATAGTCAACAGAAAATGACAATTGGTGCATACCGGGAAGAAGTGAAGGCTGCATGGGTTGAGATACAGAACGGTAATAAGTCCATGCAGAATATGGGTATTATTGCCCGGAATGCAGGAAGGATGCTTAAAACGGAGATGGCTCCTGGGCTAAGCCAAGTTAGTGCAGGATTGAAAGGATGGGCTGCTGGATATATTGGTGCACAAGCTGTTGTTGGAGGGATTGTTAAGATGTTTACGCAACTGCGTGAAGGTGTTGGTTCCATTGTTGAATTTGAATTTGCTAATAGCAAACTTGCAGCGATTTTAGGTACGACGGCTGACAATATTAAAGAATTAACCACTGATGCGCGTCAATTAGGAGCAACAACGAAATATACAGCTGCACAAGCTACTGAACTACAGATAGAATTAGCCAAATTAGGTTTTACACGTCGTGAAATATTAGATTCGACAGGTGCCATCTTACGATTCGCACAAGCAATTGGAGCTGAACTTTCGGATGCAGCCGCATTGTCTGGTGCTGCATTGAGAATGTTTAATGCTAGCACTAAAGAAACAGAACGTTATGTATCTGCTATGGCTGTTGCTACATCAAAGAGTGCCTTATCTTTTTCTTACCTAGCTACTGCCTTGCCTATTGTTGGTCCGGTTGCAAAGGCATTCAATTTCCAAATAGAAGATACTTTGGCATTGTTAGGAAAGCTTGCAGATGCAGGTTTTGATGCTTC